GTTCAATAATGAAGAGCGCGAGTTTAACATTGCCCGCGATTACATTCCATTTCTGGAATTCAGCCTGGGCCGCGGGCTTTATTCGGTGCTTAAGGACGCCACCGAAGGACGGTGGTCGTTCAACGACGTCGCGATGATCGTGTCTTTCGCCCTGCACGGGCCGTCGAAGGAGGACCGCGCCGTGATTGAGATGGCGAAGGTGTCGGTAAAGATGGGATTCCCAATGCGGTTCAACCGCCATTACCGGCCGCATCCTGGTGTGGTTGCCGCGCTGGAAGCTGAAGGCCACGGAAATTACGCCGGGCTCATGGCGGACGTGCTGACGGAAGCAATCTTCGGCGAGACCGCCAGCGAACCAGCCGCAGAGGCGGAGGTGCCGGATGTCGAAGCCGCTTGAACGCCTCTTTATTGAAACGAAGGTTGCGGCAGGTAATAGCGGCGAAATTGAAGGCATTGCCTGGCCGTTCGACCGACCTGACCGTGTTGGCGACGTGATCGAGAAAGGCGCATTCGCGGGCGCCCCGTTGCCGTTGCCAATGCTGTTTGGCCATGACGGTAACGACCCTGTCGGTGCCTGGTCGGAAGCCAAGGAAGCTCCGGACGGCCTGCACCTTAAGGGCCGCCTCCTGGTCGGCGAGGTGAAACGGGCCGATGAAGTGGCCGCGCTGGTTAAAGCTGGCGCGGTGCGCGGTATCTCGATCGGCTTCATTACGAAGAAGGCCATGCCCCGCAAGGGTGGTGGCCGCACCATCTCAAAATTAGAATTGCTTGAGGCATCGCTGGTCGCGATTCCCATGCATCCCGGCGCTAAGGTTACGAGCGCCAAATCGGCTGTTGAGGCAATCCGGATTGCCGAGGCCATTAGCAGGGTAGCAGCCGCTATCCGTACATCTAACTAGGATCCTATTACATGCATAATCTGAATAACGCCCTTGTCATCAAGGGTGAAGACGACGCTATGTCGGTTGTTACGAAGTCGCTTGAAGACCTCCAGAAAGCCGTCGACGAGCGCCTGAAGAAGCTTGAAGAGCGCACCGACGAAAAGACCGAAAAGAAGGTCGAGAAGAAGGGCGACAACGACAACGCCAAGCTGATCGAGCGCCTTGAGGCCGTCGAGACCAAGCTGAATCGTCCGGCCATTATCAAGGGCGACAACGACAAGGAGCTTACGCCGGAACGCAAGGCCTTCACGCATTATCTGCGGCAGGGCAAAGAAGCGCTGCAGGCCGACGAAGTTAAGTCGCTTCGCGTGGCCGACGACACGGCTGGCGGCTATCTTGCGCCTTCGGAATTCTCCGCAGAGGTGGTCAAGGGCATCGTCGAGTTTTCGCCCATCCGCCAGGCTGCTCGCGTTGGTTCGACCTCTTCCGGCGAAGTTATCTTGCCGAAGCGCACTGGCCGCCCGACCGGTAAATGGGTTGGCGAGACGGAAACCCGTGAGGGCACCGAATCCACCTATGGCCAGATCGAGGTGCCTATCCACGAGATGGCCTGTTACGTCGACGTTTCGCAGCGCCTGCTTGAAGATGCGGCCGTGAACGTTGAGGCCGAAGTTTCCAGCGACCTCAGCGAAGAGTTCGGCCGGCTTGAAGCTCTCGGCTTTAGCCAGGGCGATGGCGTTAAGAAGCCGGTCGGCATCATGGAAGCGGACGGCGTAGCATATACCGCAACCGGCAATGCCAGCACGCTCGGCTCCTCGCCTGCGGATACGCTGATCGACCACTTCTATTCGCTGCCGGCTTATTACCGTAATCGCGGCGTGTGGATGATGAATTCCACGACCATTGCCGCGGTGCGTAAGCTTAAGGACGGCTCGACGGGTGCCTACCTGTGGCAGCCCGGCCTTGCGGCTGGCGATCCGGCCACCATACTTGGCCGCCCGCTGATCGAAGATCCGACCATGGACGACATTGGCTCCGCAGCCGAGCCGATCCTGTTCGGCGACATCGCCAGCGCGTATCGCATCTATGATCGCGTGGCTCTGTCGATCATGCGAGATCCGTACAGCCAGGCGACTTCGGGCCTTGTGCGCTTCCATGCTCGCCGCCGTACCGGTGGTGCGCTTGTGCTCGCCGAGGCCGTGCGCAAGGTGAAGTGCGCCACGTCGTAATCGACGCCTAGAAGCCATAACGGGCGGTCCTAGAGGCCGCCCACACCTCTTTTCATAGATAGGAACTTATATGCGCGATATCGCGAATAACATTGGCGTCGACCAGACGCTTGCACCTGTCGATTATGCCGCTACCACCAAAGGCACGGCAGTCGATCTTAACGGATTTGACTCCGCAGCTCTCGTTATCAACACTGGTGCCATCACCTCGGCCGGCCTTTACGTCGTAAAAATGCAGGAGTCCGACACTACCACGGACGGCGATTTCGCCGATGTGGATGCCGCGGACTTGGTAGGCTCGCTGCCTGCCAGCCTTGCTGCTACGTCGACCTATAAGCAGGGCTATATCGGCAACAAGAGGTATATCAGAGCCGTCATTACCAAGACCTCCGGCACGTCCGTTGTGGCCGGTGCTGTAGTGGTCAAGGGCAACGCGGCGGATAAGCCTGTAGCGTAACGAACACCGAAGCCGCGCCATGAAAAAGCGGCCTGCTCGGTCGAAGGCTGCATTGTGGGCGCGGGCCGCCGTTGGCGGTTGTTAATCACAGTGTAGCCACGAGCATTGCCGCCGCAGAGACCCCGTGGCGCCAGCCTTGCTGCGGCGGCTCTCATTCTATCGAGGATCATCAATGCCTAACCGCATCACAGCGTGCGGATGCAGCGTGCCGAAGGGCCAGCGCTGCCAGCACGAGCAGGCACGGCACGTCGAACGTCAAGCGGCCACCGATGCAGCGCGCGGCACGCCCGCGCAGCGCGGCTACGACAAGGACTGGTTCCGGTTGCGGCATGCACACATTACGGCGCATCCGCTGTGCGAGTGGTGCGGTGCGCCCGGCGAGCACGTCGATCATATCCAGACGATCCGTGACCATCCAGAGCGCAGGCTCGACCCGACCAACCTGCGGACCCTATGCCAGCCGTGCCATTCGAGGCGGACGGCCAAGGATATGCGGCGCTGACCGGGGGGGTGGGGCGGCAACTTTGACCATAGCGGCCCATACCACGCGCGCCTCTTCCTTCGCAATTCATTGGATTACAGAATTTGAACGAACGGGCTATACCGTTCAGAAAGATTGAACAATGGCCATCGTAACTCTTGAAGAAATGAAGGCTCACCTCGGCATTACGACCGATGATGACGACAGCATGATCACGGATTTGATCGACGAGGCGCAATCCTTTGTCGAGGGCTTCGTCGGCTTCCCGCTGGACGAGACATCTCCGGCCGATCTCAAATTCGCCGTCAAGGCGCAGGCCGCTTCCATGTTCGAGAACCGGGAAGCCGTAGCGGCTGGCCTATCCATGGCGGTCGTGCCGTTCTCCGTCGACGATATCATCCGCAACCGGCGCGCTTATACATGGGGCGTCGAGGCCGATGCCTAAGAACGACATCGCATCGCTCCTGAAGGCGTTTGACGCCCTACCAAAAGCGGCGCGCGACTCCATCCGTCCCAGCATCGAGAAGGGCGCGGACGAGATGGTTACCCGCATGCGATCTCTGGCACCGGTCGCCAGCGGCAAGCTCCGCTCGTCAATCCAGTATGAAATGACCAGCCCGCTATCGGCTCGCGTTCACGCGGGCGGAGAGAAGACCACGAAGACGATAAACGATAAGCGCGGCATTGCAGCCTACGACTTTGATTACAGTTTGGCGGTCGAGTTCGGGACGAAGGAAATGCACTCGCAGGCGTTCTTCTGGCCGTCGTATCGCACCACGAAAAAGCGCGTTAGGCGCCGCGTCGATCGGGCGATTTCAAACGCCGTCAAAGACACATGGAGTAAATGATGAGCGAGGCCACATTAGCGGCGCGAAAATATCTCTGTTCTCTGTTCAAGACGCGCATCGAACTAACGGCGCTGGTGCCTGCTAACAACATATTCGACCGCAACGACCGGCCTGAAATATTCCCCTGTATCATCGTGGGTGAAGGACAATTCACGGCGGATGACGCGACGTGCATCGCCGCCGGCGACGTCTACATGACGTGCCATGTCTGGACCGTCGAGAACGGCCTGGCGGATTGCCAGAACATCGTCGGAGAGATGCGGCGCGCGGTGCGGGACCAGTCCGGCACGGTGGATGGATTCGCGCTCGACGCTTTTTTCGACGACGTGATTTACCTCCGCGATCCAGACGGAGAACACAGCCATGCAGTCGTCACCATCCACCTATTGGCCGAAGATACAGTGGGGATCGTCTGATGCGTGCTGGAAAATTGGACCGTACCATCTCCATCGAGACGCTGACGCAAACGGTCGACGAGTACGGCGGCGTTGTCGACGCATGGGCGCCGATGGCGACGCTGCGGGCGCAGATCATAGAAGCGTCCACCGATGAATTCCAGCGCGCCTATGGCGCCGGCGGCGAGACGGCCATCGTGTTCCGCACGCGGTACCTCGATGGCGTAACGCTTGACGCGCGCGTCATGTACGGCGGCGAGGCGCACAACATTATCTCGATAAAAGAGATCGGGCGTCGACGCGGGTTGGAACTGCGTGTTCGCCGGCTTGGGGACTGACATGGCACGCGGAAGAAAAGCCGAAGTGAAAGCCTTGGACGGGGCGCTGTCGAAAGCACCCAGCGCGCCATCCTGGTTGCCAGAACACGGCAAGAAGGAATGGCGCCGCGTCGTTCCGCAGCTTGTGGCCGACCGGAAGATCGCCGCGCATGAACTTCAAACGGTCGAAGCGTACTGCCTGGCCGTTGCGAACCTACGGCAGGCGGAAGCGATCGTGGCGAAGGACGGCCCGACCTACGTGTCGCCATCCGGTGAACTGAAAAGGCATCCGGCGACCACGCTGGTCAAGGAGGCAATCGAAGCGGCGCGGCGGCTTGCCGTCGAACTAGGGCTGACTCCTGCGGCACGCGCAAAGAACAAGGGCGGGAGTCCAGGCAATGATGAAGACGACGCCTTCGGAGACCTTTGATGGGCAGGAAGTTTCAACTAAACGGAAGGCTGGCGCCGCACCTGAACAGCCAAGCCAGCCGGAAGGCTACCCGTCGTGGCTCTTCGACGATTCCGCCATTCCCGACCCGCACGAAAAGGGTGAGCGTGCCATCCGTTTTATCCGGGCTTTACGCCACCCTAAGTCGGGGCTTCCCGGCCGTGCGTTCCAGCTTGACCGATGGCAAGAGCGGCTGATCCGCAGGATCTACGGCGACACCCTGCCCGATGGTAGTAGGCGGATTAAGACCGTCTTCGCGCTCATCCCCCGCGGCAACCGCAAGACGACGCTAGGCGCTGCGTTGGCACTCCTTCACTTGGGGCCGGAGCGCATACCGCGTTCGCAGGTGATGTCGGCCGCCGTGGACCGCGACCAGGCACGTATCGCGCTTGAGGAGATGGTCGGTGTTATCCGCGCGCACCCTCGCACCGAGGAAGCATTTCAGGTGCAGGACACAAAGTCCCGCATCACCCACGGCAAGTCCGGCGCCTTCTATCGTGCGATGTCAGCGGACGCTGCCACGGCTCATGGACGCACGCCTGTCTTCGCCCTGGTGGACGAACTGCATGCTTGGAAAAAGCGCGATCTCTGGGATGCCATCCGCACGGGCCTTGTGAAGACGCCCGGCTCACTTCTGGTGATAACCACCACGGCAGGCATCGGTCAGGAAAACCTCGCCTATTCGGAATACAAGTACGCAAAACAGGTAGCGACCGGCGCCATACAAGACGAGACGTTTCTGCCGGTGTTGTTCGAGACCGCGCCGGATGAGGATTACAAGGACGAAGCCGTCTGGCATCGCGTCAATCCCGGCCTTAGCTGCAACCCGCCATATCCCGATATCGACGGCCTCCGCCAGCTTGTTCGAGAGGCAGAGCACAAGCCGGCCGATCGGGAGATGTTCCGGCAGTTAAACCTGAACGTCTGGCTGGACGGTGCGGCGAACCCCGAATGGGATCTTGCCGTTTGGGATGAGAATGCCGGCGAGCTTTCGCTAGAGGCTTTGGAAGGGCGACCCGCGTGGGTGTCAGTGGACCTTGCCAAGCGGATCGACCTTGCCGCGGTTGGCATGGCCATCCCGCTCGACGACGGGCGTATTGCCCTGCATGTGCAATCGTTCTGCCCGGAAGGCGCGATCCGCAAACGCGCGGACGATGTGCCATATGCGCTGTGGCGAGATCAGGGATTCCTTACGGCCTGTCCCGGTGACACGATCGATCTTGCCATGATCGAGGATTACATTCGTGGGCTGGCCGAGCGGTTTCAGGTCGAGGAAATCGCCTTTGACCGTTGGCATGCGCAGGACATTATGCGGTCGCTGGAAACGGACGGTTACCCTGTCGCCGAATTTCCACAAAACATAGGTACGTTTGCCCGTCCAGTCATCGATTTCGAGGCTGCGATGTTTGAACGGCGGATCGTCCACGGCGGCAATCCCTTGCTGCGCTGGGCAGTCGGCAACGTCGTTTTGTACACCGACGCCAGCGGCAACCGGCGCCCGCTGAAAGAACGCTCGATCGACAAAATCGATCCCGCGGTAGCGGCAATAATCTGCGTTGGTCGTGCCGCACAGGGCGCGTCTGGCCGCTCCAGCTATGACAGCGCACCGGAAGATTTTATCGCATTCGTTTGAGGTTGCCCGCTGAGCGCAGCCATTCGGCGAGCCCCCCCCATGCGCCAGCGGGCGCACCCATTAAATCACAAGGAGGCCGCATGGCCAACGATCAAAGCCGCGCGCTTGTTATCGACATCGAAGCGCGCGTCGACAAGCTCGAAAAGAGCATGGCCCGCGCCAAAAAGGCGGCCAACGACAACTACAAACAAATAGAAAACCGCACTGGCAGCATGGTCTCGACCATAAACGCCAAGCTGGGCTCGATCGGCAAGGAGTTCGCAATCGGTGTGGGAAGCGGCATATTCGCTGCCATGGCTCCGCTGGCGCTATTTCATAAGGCCATCGACGATCTCGGCGCTGCCAACAGCTTGAAGCAGCTTAGCGATCGTATCGGGCTGTCCACCGACGCGATACAGGCGTTGCAGTATGGCGCTGTGAAGGCCGGCGTGAATATCGACCAGATGGGGATGGCCTGGGCGATTTCGCGGCGAAGGTAGCGGAGGCGGCCAGCGGTGCGGGGCAGCTTGCACCGATCTTCAAAGCTAACGGCATCGAGCTTAAGAAGCAGGACGGCACGCTGCGCAGCACGCGCGATATCCTTGGCGACTTCGCCAACCTCATCGCCAATGCACGGACGCCGCAGGAACAGCTTTACCTCGCGCAACAGGCCTTTGGTGACGAAGCCGCCAAGATGGTTCCGATCTTCAAGGATGGCGCGGCCGGGTTGGACAACTTGCAGACGGCCGCGAAAGACGCAGGCGCTGTCCTCGACTCGGACCTGATCAATCGGGCCGCCGCGCTCGACCAACAATTTCAGACGATGTGGCAGGCATTCGAGGTGCAATCCAAATCGGCGATCCTGAACGCAGTCGATTATATGGCGCACCTCAATCAGTATGCTGCGCAGTTCGGTAAGAGCCTCGGCCTGGATAAGATCGGCGAGGCGTTCGCCAATAGCGCAGCCGGTAAGGCGCTCGGCGCGCATACGATAATCAACGGCGACTCCGGGGCCATCGCCAACATGCTTTCGGGCATGGATAAGCTTGCGTCTTCCGGCACGCCGGCAAAGCCTACGATCATACCGGCCGCGAAGACTGGCGGTAGTGGCAGTAAGAGCTTGAAAGAATCCGTCGACTACGCCCAGCGGCTTATCGACAATCTGGAGCGTGAGAAGGGCCTGATTGGCGCATCCGAACTGGAGATCCAGAAATCCAACGCGCTATGGCGTGCCGGCAAGGATGCAACGGCCGCCCAGAAGGAAGAAATTACCAGCCTGGTGACGGCCATCTACACGGCCAAGCAGGCCGAGGAAGCACACAAGAAGGCCATCGAAGACACGCGCGACGCGGCGCGAGACTTTGCGGGCACGCTTGTCGACGGGCTGCTTGAGGGAAAGAAGGCGACCGACGTTCTGGCTGACGCGCTTAAGCAGCTTGCGAGCCGGTTACTTAACTCTGGCTTGGACCAGTTGTTCGGGATCGGCACGCCCGTTGGTGGTGGTGCGCTTCTGGGCGACCTTTTTACATTGAATATTGGAGGCGCACAGTGAGCGCATTTTATGCAGTACGATTCCACGACCATGTCGAGCTTCTAACCGATGGCGCCGTGTATGAGCCGGACGGCACACTGACCGACATTAAGCGCAAGGTCTGGACGTCGGCACGTCATCCCGTAGCTATCACTGGCCGCGGTAGCGAGGCTGTCGAAGCCTTTGCAACGGCGATGAACTTCCATGCCGACCTGGTCGATAGCGTCGATGCGGCTATCACGGAATGGCAAAGCATGTTCAACCGCCAGCGCGATCGTCGGGAATACCGACCCTTTGAGATCATCGCCTGCACCATATCGGAGACGGCCGGCCCGAGGATCCTCTATGCTGCCGACATGGATGTATACGGCACAGGCTACGAGCCATGGACGCTTATTGATGCCGGCCCCGAGATCGGTGGCGGCCCGATGGTGGATGCGGACGGCCTCGACGCCAGCGACGGCTTGCGCGGCCTTGGCGCGGAATTGTTCGACCGTATGCGGCAGGTGCGTGGGCCTAACCCGGCCAACCCTGACGCGCCGCATGTTTACGGCATCGGCGGTCATGTCGACTGGACGGCGATAACGGCAGGCGGCTGCATTACCGAGCGGTTGCGCACTTGGCCTGATGTGATCGGGAAAAAGATCGTGCCGGAGCGGATGCTGGAGGCGGCTTAGTATCGAGATTCAGGGATCGTGAGCGAAAACTCCTTCGTTTCCCTCGCGTCCGCTTTCGCGCGCAGTTTAATTGAAACGTCAATCGCGCCTTCTGTTGGCTTCAGAAAAAATTGGGGACGCTTAGGATCAATCTTGACGGCTCGACTCCATTCGCCTGGGGAGACTACCACGTCGGGGTTCCAGTTGCCGGCGACGTCTTTGCCGTCTTCGTAAACCGCCTTGCTTATCATCGCGGTTTTCGACCCATTTATGGTAACGTCCACAATCTCCCACAACACCTTCTCGTCGTTGGCGATCTTCAGATGTACCTCGCGACATCCGTGTTCGCGATTATTCCCGAACATACCGATTTCCGGGCGCGGGGAATCAATGCGTCTCAGGCGCGCTAACTCCCTATAGTTGCAGATGGTTACGGCACCAACAGCCATACTAATGGCCAGCGACCCTGATGAGATTAGCAGCGGCCAATCCATCACCACTCCGCTTATTTGCAATTATTGCAACTTGGCGATTTTACCCTAGACGCTCGCACACCTCGCACAACGGCCTGCTCGCGGTACCAGATTGCTTGTTCTCCGGTTTGATCTTCTTTCCTTCATAGCAATCGTCGTGATCATGATAGACGTTGCGATTGACGGGCGGATCTTCCTGCGTGCTCGTGTGATATGGGGCGACTTTCGCCATCGTATTTCCTCCCTTATAAACCCAACCGCAGATTGCGGCTTGAGTGGGAGGGAGTCAATGGCTTAGGCGCCCAGCCGGGCCTCCGCGAAGTTGTCGGCGCTGGTGGTGACCCCGAACTCGCCGAGTAGAACCACACCAGCGGATTCCAGCGCAGCCCGCATGGCGGATAGATTGTTTGAGATTGGCGCGCGTGTACCGTTTTCAAAGCCGCGCACGGTCGACAGCCCGACGTGGGCCGCATCGGCGAGATCCTTCTGCGACCACTCTATAAGTGCCCGTCCGGCGCGGCACTGCGCGGGTGTTATTGTCATGTGGCCATATAAGTCATTTGACCTACCTTCCGCAAGGTGGACGATTTTCGTTGACATGAATACCATTTGGGCGCATACCGTCCTTGTGAACGATTTTCATCCACAAGGAGCAACCGCATGAACGCCCATACCCCAACGCCTGTCGAGGACGATAAAGACATTGAGGAACTTGCCGCCGTCGACTTTGAACCGTGGAAGAGCGGCGAGGGGCTAACCCCGGAGGAGCTACGCCGACACGCCACACGGCATATCGAAAATGCAATGGCCGCAATCTGCGTAATGTACCGGACGAAAGCCGAATTGGCGACCGCCGCGGAGAAGCACACGGAGGAAGCCATGTCCCTTTTCGATGTGATTCATGAAAGTGCGGAGGCGTTCGAAGAGGTTGCGAAAATATGTAATGCAGCCTCCGCTCGCATCATGACGAGTATTGCCAGCCTCGCTGTGGCGGAACCATCAGCATGACGCCCGCCGCGCGACCGCATCCATACCTGACGCAATCGCAGTTCCGCGATCCGATGTTCATCCGCATCAGGCGGCGCGTGTGGCTGATTTTGCTGCCCTACACCGAGGGCAAGCAGCGCGACGAAGCGGAGCGGCTCATAGCCATCTATGACGACCTGCTGAAATAGGGCGCGCAGTCCTTAAGGGAATCGCCACAAGCGCGCCCAGCCCGCTCCGGTAAGCCGGGGCGGGTTTTCTGTGCCCTGCTGGCTACAATATGACTATAAATTTTGTAGCCAGCTTCCGGTAAATGGCTAACCCTTTGATTTTAATGGTCGGAGCGGCGGGATTCGAACCCACGACCCCTTGACCCCCAGTCAAGTGCGCTACCGGGCTGCGCTACGCTCCGAGCCGCGCAAAGCCCTATATTCTCGGGGCTCCCCGTGCAACCTCTTTTCTGTGGGTGGAGGACGGAAGCAGATCAAATCGGCCGATACGGCCGTTCCGTGGCGAAAAGTTCCACGGAAACCACCACGGACGTTTGCATTTCTTGCCGGCTTCGGCCTGGACGACGAACGCGACGCTGCGGTTCCAAGCCGGTAAAATCTGGGCTATGGAGCGGCGACACGAATTTGTGCCGCCGGCGGGCGGTCGGCGAGGAGGTTTCCCGGATGGATGAAGTCGAGCGCGAGAGCATGGAATTCGACGTGGTGATCGTCGGCGCGGGGCCGGCGGGCCTCGCCGCGGCGATCCGGCTGAAGCAGATCAATCCGGAGCTTTCCGTCGTCGTTCTCGAAAAGGGTGCCGAGGTCGGCGCGCATATCCTTTCCGGCGCCGTCGTCGATCCGATCGGCATCGACCGGCTCCTGCCCGGCTGGCGTGAAGAGGAAGGCCATCCTTTCAAGACGCCGGTCACCGACGACCGGTTCCTTTTCCTCGGCCCCGGCGGGTCGTTGCGGCTGCCGAATTTCATGATGCCGCCGCTGATGAACAATCACGGCAACTATATCGTCTCGCTTGGCAATGTCTGCCGCTGGATGGCGGCACATGCCGAGGCGCTCGGCGTCGAGATTTATCCTGGCTTCGCGGCGGTCGATGTCGTCTATGACGACAACCAGGCCGTCACCGGCGTCATCACCGGCGACATGGGCGTCGAGCGCGACGGTACGCATGGGCCGAACTACGCGCCGGGCATGGCGCTGATGGGCAAATATGTGATGATCGGCGAAGGCGCGCGCGGTTCGCTCGCGAAGAAGCTGATTGCCCGCTTCGGCCTCGCAGATGGGCATGAGCCCGGCAAATACGGTATCGGGCTGAAGGAACTCTGGCAGGTCAAGCCGGAGAACCACAAGCCGGGCCTCGTCCAGCACTCCTTCGGCTGGCCGCTCGACATGAAGACCGGCGGCGGTTCGTTCCTATACCATCTGGAGGACAACCAAGTGGCCGTCGGCTTCGTCCTCCACCTGAACTACAAGAACCCCTATCTCTCGCCCTTCGAGGAATTCCAGCGCTTCAAGACGCATCCAGCGATCCGCGGCACGTTCGAGGGCGCCAAGCGCATTTCCTATGGCGCTCGCGCCATCACGGAGGGCGGCTGGCAATCCGTACCTAAACTCTCTTTCCCTGGCGGTGTGCTGCTCGGCTGCTCGGCCGGCTTCGTCAACGTGCCACGCATCAAGGGCTCGCATAACGCGATGCTGTCCGGCATGCTGGCGGCGGAGCACGCGGCGGAGGCACTCGCCGC